GAGCTGGATGTTCGCAACGGTACAGGTGAAGCAACTCCCGCTGCTACTTTCAGCAACATTGCCAATGGTGATGACATGGAAATTGTACATTTCCGTGGTCTTCGCGGCACTGGAGTAGCAGATGACAATATGTTCTTCCGTTATTACATGAATGATGATGGGGGCAATATCACTGAAGTTGCCCGAATGACTGTGAACCTTGTAGATGCGGGGGCATCAACAGAGGATGCCAAGATTGTCTGGTCTATCAGGAGTGCAGGGTCGGGCACACTAGTTGATGCCTTGACTATCGCTTCTTCAGCCTCTGCTGCACAGTCAATAGACTTCAACCAGGACTCAATAACATTTGGTACTGGCACGGCAGCTACGGACATCACGCTGACCTTTGATGCGGAAAGCGCCGATGGTGTCATTACCTGGATGGAGGATGAGGACTACTTCAAGTTCTCGGACGACATCCTGATGAATACCACCGAGCGTATCAACTTCCACGATACGGCTATCTATATCTACGCATCGACTGATGGTCAGTTGGACCTGGTTGCCGACACTGAGATACAGATAGCGGCCACTACCATAGACATCAACGGCGCGGTGGTGCTTAACGGAGCAATTACCGGGGCAACTAACATCACCCTGTCGGGGGAGCTAGATGCGGCAACCTTAGCCCTATCGTCATCAGCCGATATAGCAGGTGACCTAGTTCTATCTGGTGGTGCTGATGGAGCATTGCAGTTTTCTAACGCTGGCGAGAACTCTATCAAGATACCTGACAATCAAGCCAGTGCCCTCATCATCGAAGAGGCCGATAACGCATACATAACATTCGTTACAACCGATAGCTCTGAGGCCATCACTGTAGCTAAAGCGACTAGCTTCTCGGCAGGCATTGCCAATGCAGGAACTATCGCTGCCGGTACGTGGAATGGCACTGATGTAGGGGTTGCTTATGGCGGCACTGGAGCATCCAGCCTTACAGATGGCGGGGTTCTTCTAGGGTCTGGCACTGGTGCTATCACGGCTATGTCCGTGCTTTCAGATAGCCAGATGATAGTTGGCAATGGAAGCACTGACCCTGTAGCTGAGAGCGGAGCCACACTTAGAACTTCTATCGGAGTAGGTACAGGGGATGCCGTTGAGTTTGCTGGGATAACAGGCACAACCATCGACGCCACCACTGACTTCACGATTGGGGCTACGATCATCACCAATGGCGTTATTACTGACTCATCAGGACTGCAACTAGCCGCCGCCGTTGACCTCAACGGAAACACGCTCTCCAATGTCGGAGCGTCTGGTAATGACTGGGCATCAACGAGTCTATCGTTTGCAGCCGCCTCCACCGTTAAGACTGCCGCCGGTGTCTTGACCGTTGACGGGGACGATGGTTTGCTCCTCAAGACCACTGGTAGCACAGGCTCGTACATCACCCGTGGCACGTACCATATCTCCCAGGTCGTGACGAAGACGAGTATCGCTGACAATAGCGCCACAGCCGTCTTTACTATCACAACGACAGACGGGTTGGGGAATATTGACGGCGGTGGCTATGCCTGTCATGTCCGTGCCTTGGTCGGACATTCACTCAACGCGACAGCGTCCGACTTCCAAGCTGCGAGGTCGTTCCAGGCCCACTTCGCCCGCGCTATGAGTACAGACGGAGCGCAGGGGAACTCCTCGGCGGTGGCCGAGATCGCCGAGTCGGCATCGGGCGTCGCATATGCTGGAAACACAGGGAGGAGGGATATTGGCACAATCACTATGACTACCGCGGACACGAGCGAATACGTTCAGACGGTATCGTTCACGGTAGACCTCACAAACCCCGGCGCTGGCGGATCGATTGGGACGGCTGAAGTTATTGCCGAAGTGGATTTGATTTACTACGGATTTCAGGTCGCGCCGGTCATAGCGGTAGCGTAAGCATAGGAGAATAGGTATGGCAACTAACGAGGCAACGATTACACATCTGGAGGCAGTTAGGGCGGCAGTCAATACGGCCATCAACAACGTAAGGCGCTACCAGATCTACAACGGCGACATGACCTCAGCGGCCAAGAATTCACTATTGGCCACGGTCACGACGGTTCCAGCGGCGCTCCAGCATGCGAGTGATTGCTCGACATGTACTGCATGGGACGGCTCCACGTAGCAATTATGGAGGACCGGGTATACGACCACTTGGCCCTCGTGATTGGGCCGTTGATCCGGGACATGCGCCGACGCCAGCGGGTGCTGCTGAAGCTGCAAGTGGCAGAGGTTCTGATCCTGCTGGTGGGCTTTACGGCTATCGTTGGGATACTGCTGGCCGGGATCTAATGAGGAGGACGCTATGAGATTATTGATATCGCTCCTGCCGCGCCGGGTACGGGGGTATGTCGAGGCAGGCGAGGTTCTGTTTGCGGACCTCGACACCCAGGCCGAGCGTGATGCCGTGCTGCGATATATCGCCAGCATGAGGTGGCCTGACGGCAAAGCCTCTGTTGGAGAATGGGCGCACCTGGGAAAGCAGCTCCGCATCCTCGGCAAACCCCATAAAACGAAGAAGGGGGCTCGGCTGTCTTGAGGCTGCGACACCGTATCCTTCATCGCCCCTGGGGATGGCTCTGCGCTCAGGGTCGTGCCCTCCGCGCTTCGCCGCTGGCGTTCTACCAGATGCTGGGCCGCCGCCGAGACTGGGTCGTGGCGAAGGTGGAATACGTCCACTCTGAGTCGGCCAAATGGAGGGCAGCCTGGACGGCTATTAAGCTCCCATATACCGCTCTTCGGGCGATGGGATTGAATCCTCAGATGGCGATAGGGTTGCTCGTGGCTGGCTCCACGGTTGGCGGCGGCTATGCTGCCGCAGAGGTATTCGCAGATAGGTCGTTCTCAAGGGGTGACGCGGGTGTGTATAGTGCGCCGCTCGATACCCCTACATTCTACAGCGAGGGCGATAATACGCTGAGGGTAGACCTGGGCTCGACCGCTGTGGGCGAGCTAACTATTGAGAACGTGACAGTAGGGACAGCCTTCACCGGCTCGACGCTCCCATCTGGTCATACCAGCGTAATCTCGGTGGGAGGGACTGCGGCGTCGTCAGGATTCACAGCGACCTGGCTTGAGGTGGGGCATCTTATCATTGACCGGTGGCGGTGTACCAGCTTCAGCATGACCGATATCGAGGCGCATACTTTGAATATCCGCTACAACGCCTCTGACGGGCAGAGCATCTCCCCAGTGGCAGGGACTCCCAGAGCCAGGGCCATCGGAGGAGGGAATCGGGCCGACTCGATGATAACGAGCGGAGGCACCTATGACATGATAGTCATCGGCGCTCCGACCTCAAATGTCAACGGGAAGGTCGATGTTCTGAGGCTTTCCAATCTCCTCACGAAGGGCGGCGCTTGCAAGCTCTCGCGTATCAAGGCCGGAACGATTGACGTGGAGTACCTTGAGGTGGGGGCCGGAAATGGCTTCGCCACAAAGGAGTTTGTAGTGGCAAGCTCGACTGTTTACAAGATTGCAAGTATCGTCGATAACGTGGAAGTGAGCATAAGCCCACCGTGAAGAGCGATGCTATAGCCCTCAGAGCGGAGAGGGTGGCACATAACCACCCGGCGGTCGCACTATGCGCCTCTACGGCCATCCTGGGGGCCTCACTGGCGATTCTCCTCTGGAGGCGACGTGGTGGATGAGTGCGCGGTCTGCCGGTGGATTGTAGCGTACCGGCAGAGGGATCTCTCCCCGATGGAGCGGCGGGCGTTAGTGGATGTGGAGTCAGAGCATCGGCAGCGGATACACGTCAACAGTATAGGAAGATGATATGAACCTTGACAGATTTTTGGGGAAGCTTCGCCCCCAGATATTCCTGGCCTTACTAGGCCTGATTGCGATTTCAATCCTGGCTCTCAGGGCTGGTCAGACGGAGATTGGAGTCGGGTGCATTGCCGGGATAATCGCCCTTAGCAAGGACGTACTCCAGTCCGATGCTTAACCGTGCGTCACAATGGGCGGGTATCGGGATCTGCCTGGGCGTCTGGCTGACGCTGCTGTTCTTAGTGCTTACGCGGCCTTGAGGTTGGCGAATGCGATACGCCTGGCAAACCCATGGCGGTTGCGAACCCAAAAGCTAACACCGTCCCGGAATTTATGACTGACCATCCCTGGCTGGTGGAAGCATTCCCGCACATCGGCAGACCCCAGGCCACTGGTCCGATGCTCACATATCCCGGTCATTCGTACCATCGCTCCGACTATCATATCTCGCCTCCTAGGCATGTTAGAATCTCGTCTATATCATCAGGCGTCCAGAGATAGGCCTCTACGCCCGGCACGGCACCCAGCGCCTCGAGCCATTCCTGTTGCGCCACAGTCGCCTTCTTCTTGGGCATCTTCAACTCGGCGAATACCAATCGGTCGCCCTTGACCATGCAGAGGTCCGGGAACCCTGGCGTCGATCTCTGGGAGTTATAGGTATGATACACCCTCTCCCAGCCGGCGAGATTCGCCTCGTACCGCACCCGATCCGTGAACTCTCGTTCGTTTCTAATCCTCTCCCTTATCAGGTTCATCCTTAGCCTTTCCGCAGCTCCTGCACAGCACTGGGCTCTCGGGGTCACATCCCTCTGGCCCTATCGGGCACCCGCCGCCGTACTCGCCATAGCCACGCAGCAGCATGTCTAGCAGGTCCCACCGCACGATCGAATCCCAGTACAGGTCTGCTTTGCGTTCAGAGCCTGCGGGATTGCCCTCCTCCGTCCACATGCGCTCTTGCATCCTGAGCAAGAGCCCTTGCCCTTTTCGCAGCCGTTCGACCGTGTTGGCTATGCCTGGCGACGGATTCGTCAGTAGCCGGGCGATCAACGCTTTGTGCGTTAGCAGCTCTGCCTCTATATCGGAGCCCTTCAGGCTGGAGGGGCCTCGCAACCGGAGCCTGCCGTTGTCGAGGACACTCAGCGTGATCCCCATGTCCTTCGCCTTGAGGAGCGTCCTTCGCGCCTGTGCTATTTTCAGATCGTCCAATCGGCACCTCCCGGATCGTCCATCTTTTGCTGGATCGCCAGCTCTCCGTTGAGGTCCACGATACGCTGGGCCTTTATGTGCCGGCTGATTGCCGTGGCAACAGCGCCAGAGATTTTCTCTGCGGGCTCGTTGCGATACACGGCCACCCGTCCACTTAGAGCGTCCCGGTTCACCGGGCCCTCCCGTGCCACGATCTGGTAAGCGAGCTCGGAGATGGAGAGGCTCTCTGCGACTACCTCGGTCTCCATTGGGTCTCGCGCCACGACGGAGACGGCGTTCTCGTCGAACCTGATGCCAAAGGCCCGGGGCCGCTGTTTGCCTACCAGGTTGACCTTGCGGTGCCAGATCCCCACATCTATGCGCTGATCGCCCTCCTCTCCAGACTTTTTGCACTCCCATATCGATCTTCCACAGTTCAGGGTATAGACGCTGCCGAAGATCTTTCCCTCCTTGTTGGTATGCGTGATCGTGAGCGACGTGCCCCCGACCCAGCGCAGCGCCCGGAAATAGTTCAATACTGATTCAGCCTCGTCTAATCCTCCACCGGTGGCCAGTCCGAGGGAGTCCACGATAACCATGCTTATCTCATAGCGATCGACCAGGTTTTTAATTAGATCCGCCTCGCTGGCCAGTGACTGGGTGCAGCGACGGTAGACGATGTTGGACTTGTGCCCGTTGAGGCCCATGCCCGCCTGGAGGTCGCGCACGCGGCCTGCGATCTCCAGTGTGTCCGTCTCCCAGTCGAGGTATAGCACCCGGCCCGAGTTGATCGTCAGCTCGTGCTGCGTGTCCACATGGCCAGTGTCCATAAGGACAGCCAGCCACAACGAGAGCATGGACTTCCCGGACCCTCCCGGGCCGAACAGGACGTTGGGCTGGTCTGCCAGCAGCATTGGCTCGATCAGCCACCGGACGTTGGTCGGAACCGTCACGTCCTTGATGACCACCTCGGGCTCGCCCTCTCGGTAGGCGTCGATCACTCTGCCGGCGAGGCCCTCGATGTAGGCCTCCCAGTCAATGCCCCAGTCGGCCACGGGCAGCCGCCGGGCCAGCTTGCGCCACCAGGCATCAAGGCCCGACACGGATGTCAGGGTCGGGCTGTTGCGGGCTATGCCGTGCCCGTCCACCGTGATGGCCATCTCGGCCTTTATGCGGTCACCCGAATCCTTGACTCGCGTGATATGGGCTTCCACTGTATGGCCGGCGATAGTCTGCACGTATACATAGCCGGACCCGATCCGGCTGAAGTCTACGGTCGCCATTTGTAGCCTATCCCAGGATTTGGTGGCGGGGCTGGCGTTGGCGACGGAGGCGCAGGGGGCCTCGGCGCAGGCCTTGGCGGGGCTATAACATTACCAATGCCCACCTCGCCGAGTTCGAGGGCCTGGGTGAGCGTATCCAGCTTCTCCCCGAGCGCCTCGAGCGCGGAGGCCTTGCGGACCTCCTGCTCGATCGCGTGGCAGGCCTGGCACCAGAGGGTGGTATGTTGGAAGTCGAGGTTACACTCCATTCTTGCGGCCCTCCAGTGCATGGTAGAAGTGCAGCGCAGCCTGCCACACCTTAGTCAAGCGCCTTTCGTGGTCGTCGATATCCCTGACCTCGAAGTCGGGCACCTCCTTGCCGAGCCTGATCACCTGGCCGTCCATGTGGCAGTCCCCGGGCACGCTGTTCATAATCGCTTCCCGGTAGGCGTGAACCTGCACCTCGGCCTCATCGTAGATGGCCTTCGATGTCTTAAAGTCCACTAGCAGGTACGAGCCATTTGGGCGCTTGAACAGCGCATCGATGGTGCCCGCGTGAGCGAGAGGTTGCTCTGAGTAGATAGCCGTCTCGGTATCGAGGAGCTCAAGATCCTCCTCGGCATACCACTTGTGATATGCTTCCATCACTGCCTTCAGCTCGGCGGGCACGACTACTGTCTCGCCCTTCAGCTCTCGCGAGATGAGGTCGTGGGCTGCGCTCCCGAGATCGGCAGCCTCTTGGGCGTCGGTCTTGGGGCGCAGCTTGGCCTCGGCCACGGCGTTCTCTAGGATGCCGTGTTCGATGGGTTCCCCGAGATGCTCGCCGAGATACTCCGCCATGGCCTCCCGGCCTCGCTTGGCATACCAGTTATAGAGGGCCGGCTTGGGCCAGACTCGGCCCAGCACGGTCGTGACCGACGGCATCTCCTTGCCGTTCACCACGTAGTGCCTTGCCTTGCGCTTGGTCACTCGATCGATATGCGTCAGCTCCCAGCTACGCTGAAGCGAGTTCAGGGGTATCCGTTCGGTCGTTAAATAGCGAATCTTGGGCATTAGACCTCCTCCTCAAATAGCGAATCTTGCTCTTCGGTAACCGTCTCGATGATCTCTTCAATGGGCTCGCTGTAGCTATTGGTTAGTATCGCCTCGTACTCATCGGTGAGGTGGGCAATAGCGGCGGTCAGGTTTGTGACCTGGGTCTTGCCGGTCACCGACGCGCTGACGATCTCTATCGCGCCCTTGAAGGCGACGGCCCGGGCGATCTGGGCGTCCTTGCTGCCTGCCATAGGCGGTGCAGCGGCAGGGCTGCCGGCCTCTACGGTCTTGGCAGTGGTTACGTAGCGATTTGTGTAGACTACCCCGTTTTTGCCCGTGGACTCTTCCTCGGCGTAGTCGATATCCCAGACCGGGCGCTGATCGGGCGGCAGGGACTCATGCTGCCGCAGCGCGTCCGTGAGGGCCTTGTGGTCCTTGGTTCGGGCACCAAGCCAGACCTTCCCATCGGCTCCTTGGATGGAAAATTTTGTGAGCCAGTCCAGCTTCTGGTCCAGCCGATCAAGAGTTCCTATGATTTTAGGCATACTATTCCTCCTGCTTTTTGATGGGATAGCCGAGTTCCCTGAGATGGCGGGAGTTGAAGAACAGGGTCCGCCCTAGCTTCAGCGCTTGGCGCTCATATTCGTTCGTCCCGGAATACCGGTACAGTCGCTGGAGCGATTGCGGGTGCAGCCCAATCAGGGCCGCAGCCGTCTCCAGCTTCCAGTACTCAGTATCACCGGATCGAAAGCCGGTTTCAGTTAAGTTGACTTCCACGCTGCTTACCTCCCGTTAGGGCTTGAGCCAGCGACGCGCGCTGCTTTGTAGTCTCCGCCCACTGGGCCTGGAGCCGCACGAGGGTTTCTTCCATGGTTACGATTGCCTGGATCGCCTTCAGGGCCGCCTCGACCTGCTCGACGAGGCTATAGGCCTCGAGCTCCATCTGCCGCAGGCGATCGACGAGCTGCGCGGGTTTCTCTTCCGTGACTGTAGCCACAGCCTCACGGGTTTCGCCGGGGGCGGGAGCGGTAACGAGTACCGGCGCGGCGGCATTTGCATCATTGCCCTTCGCAGCGGCTTTGCTTACCTCCTCGCTTGCGTAGGACCCTCGCTCGTATACTCGCTTCCGGGTCCCTTTGATCGAGATGCAGCGCTTACACGATCCCTCGTGCGCTCCCAGGGCCGTTGCGATCTTTTCGTTCCAGATGTATAACCCGCAGGCCGTCTGCCGCGTCCACTTTTCCTCGGGCCCCGGTGCGTTGCGAGTCACGAGCCGGGTGCCATGGTCGCTCGCTAGTTTTTCAAGCCATGGCCCGGCGGCGTGCCGCCTGGAGAAAGACGCCAGGGTCTCGGTTGGCCCGTGGATCACGACTTGCATGGCCCCCAGTCGCTCGAGTTTCCTGCGGATTTTCCCTGCGCCGTATGTGTGCTTTGACCTGAATTTTACCCAAGCTGCCATTTCATACCTCCTCGTTAGCTTTTAGTTCTTAGAAACGGACGCAGCTTCCAAGCCGCGTGATCGTGTTGGCAGTGCGCGCATCGCCCGACCAGCCAGCCTGGCCGCGTGTACACGGGCTTGAGCGGCGTCATGCGCCCGTAGTCCGCGCACCATGGGCATCGCAGCGCGGCGATCTGCTCCTTCGTAGGGTCCTCGTTCATCTCACCTCCTTTCTGGCCAGCTCGTTCAGGATTTCGACCCCAGGGCCATACTTTTTGACGAGGTGTTCTTTCACGACCTCAGAGTATTTGCGCTTCAGGAAGTGGTATTCGCTATGCTGGTAAGTCTCGGCTGGGATGCGAAAGAGCGTCTGGGTTCGGCACCTCCTTTTCAAGTCCCGCTGCTCCAAGACATCATCCACCAGTTGGCCGATGTACGAGTCGAGGTTATGGTTGTGTGTCTCGCCCTCGTAGGACCAAGTGTGCGTTGCCGCCTCGGCTTCCATCCGATCGAGTAAAGCTACATCCCAGCGGCCCTCCTTGTTGCGGACATCCACATCGTTGTTGCCCCCGTGACCTGCGTTCCTGGTCTCGCCTACCTTCTTGCCGTCAGCGTAGAGGCTAGCCGCGAAAGCGACCGTCTCCTGGGACAGACCGGCGTAGATCCTGACGTTCTTCAGAGTGATATCCATTATGCAGTCACCTTTTCTTTCTGATTGAGCAACTCAGCTAGTTCAATATTGCGGTTGATGGTCTCTACCGTGAATTTGTAACCCTGCCCGCTGAGGACGTTATCAGCGCTGACGGGATACTTCCGCCTTCTCAGGTTAAAGCCCGTAACTTTGAACTCGTCCCCATTGGACTTGAATATATAACCCACGTTGAATTTCGCTCCAAGCAACTCAGCATCCCTGTTGGCGACCTTCTCCGCCATTGCAGGCACGTCTAGCTTGAAACTGAGGGTGGCTGTATGTCCGCCGTACCTGCCATTGCCATATGATGCCGTCAGGCCGTACTTGTTCACGGCCCGTTGGATCACTCCAGCAAGTTCCTCACTGAGTATCCTGCACTCTGCTCGCCCTATGTTCTTCATCTTAGCCATTTTGACCTCCTCTATTATTATAGCTGCTCGGCGAGACACGCTAGCTGTCCCACTACACCTCATTGTAGCTAATTACAGGTGTTTAGTCAAGCATTCCCTCCTTTCTGGCTACTAAGTATGATCCAAGCAAGGCCTCCCACTGCCGGAACGACTGCGTTGCCAAGGGCGCGGAGTCGTCGGGCCACTGAGGGGGCAGGCCCATCAGGTAGGACACAAACAGCGGGTTGAGCCGAAGGCACTTGTGCGAGCAGGCGTGCCCATCCGGCGTGGTCGCCTGGTCCTGGCGGATAGAGAGGTAGAGTTCCCTCGGGCGTGATGGCTTCTTCTTCTTCGCGCCATCGAACTGCTTGTGATCTCGCGCTGCCGGCGTGGGCCAGTTGGCTGCTTCCAGGCTCAGAGGGTTCCCCCCCTGCGCGTACTTGTTCTGCCTCATGGTCGCCGAGTCCTGTGTCGGCGTGCCCCATAGCCTCGTTGCGGTAGGCCAGGAAGAAGAGTCGTTGCCTCTTATGCGGAGCGCCTGTTTCTGCCGCAGTAAAGAGTCCTTCCTGAGTGCTGTAGCCCACGCCGAGAAGCTGGGGCCGGATGGTGTGGTAGTAGTGGGAGAGCATCTTTCGACTGGCGACGTTTTCCATAAAGAGAGCTGGATACCCGAGGCCTTCTGCGATCCGTGCGACTGCGGGCCACAGGTTGCGTTCGTCATCAGCTCCTCGTTGTTGGCCGGCGGTTGACCAGGGCTGGCAGGGCGGGGAGCCAGCGATGAGATCCACTCGGCCACGCCACGGTTGAGGGTTGAAGGACGTAATGTCAGACCAGATAGGGCACGGATCGATGGAGCCGTCTGCCATGCGCGCCGCAAGGATCGAGGCGACGCCGATTTCCCGTTCCACCATGCACACCGTTCTAGTAGGGAGGACACTTCGCAATCCGAGGTCCAGTCCTCCGATGCCCGAACAGATGCTGAGGACGTTGACGGTACGTGCAGCCACATTATTTCCTCCAATCAAAGGGGCTTGTGAGGTCCCGCTCACCCATATCGTGAGCAAGGTCGATGGTATACAGGTCCGAGTGCGCCCACTCTGTGATTCCACAGTCGCCACATTCCCAGGCGGCCAGCTTGCCGCAGCGAGGGCAGACGGTGAGAGGCGTGTTGTCATCAGCTTCTATCCCGCAACAACGCGAGATAGGATTAGACTCTGACTCTGAGTTGGTTGTGCAAGTGTGTGTCATAGCTCCTCCTCGGCGCGTTCTTTTGCTGCTGCGATCTCGATGGCGTGAACCATGATATCCACCGGCACCAGGATCGGAGTATTATCCTCGCCGGCGAACATTGCCATGCACGGGATTAGGTCATTGGTTATGTATCCCAATGTGTATGTGATCAGCCTACCGGTCACGGGTTCGATGAATTCCCAACACGGCCTGTCGGCTGTGATGATCGGCTCTCTTCCTGTCTGTGTCATCTCACCTCCTCCTGGCCCGTGGCCTTGGGTTCGTGATAGGAAGCCGCGTCGAAGTCAGAGATATCCCCGTCCCGTGCCTCGGCCCGTGTGCGGTAGCCGTATCGGCTCACGTTGGTGACGTATTGGAGCCCGGTCCATACGTTTGTGTACCAGAGACCATCAGTGGGATTTTGTCGGACATCCCGATGTATGGGGTTGCCGTTCTGGTCAAATTTCATCGAGTTCACCCTGGCCCGTGGCCCTGGCGATTGCGGCTTCGGCTTGCGCCCACGGTATTGCGTCGTAGGTTCGCCCATCGTCATCATGGACGCCAAAGTTTACGTTCTCGATGGACTCTACCAGCGCCGTCAACGCGGACAATAGATCGGACGCACTGGCGATCAGGCGTGCCTCACCAGGGGTCCGAGCTTGGACCACAAGGTTGTGATCCTGATCGAGGACGGCGGTAGGCACTGCGAGGTGGACGGTCCACTTCATCGCGTCACCTCCTCGGCCTTGGCTACGACTAGCTCCTCGTACTCGGTGATCGCCTCTGCCAGACTAGTTGCCTCCAGTGGTCCAGACTCGTTTATCAGGTCGCCGCTGGTCCGGTAGGCGTAGCCGGGATTACCGGCATCCTGGGTATCCCACCAAATCTCGTGTAGCACCTCGTCGCTCCATACCGTAGCTGCCTGATCAGGTCTGATCTCCCAATCGACTCCAGGATAGTTGACTCCGCTCATAGCTCCTCCCGCTGGCCGGTGGTGGCCTTGGCTATGGCTAGAGAGGCGGTCTCGATGATCTCGTCGCAGCCCTCCAGCCCGGAGTTGAGAGCCATGCTAATCCACTGTTTCAGGGCTGCGAGGAGATCGGGCCCACTGGCGATCAGCCATGCGTTGGCCTCATTTTCGGTATCGTCAATGGCAGTATCGATGTCGTTGCCTCTGGGCCAGTCAACCACGGTGCCGGTCATCGGCGCGTTCGTGTCGCAAAGTAGCGCCACGGGTTCTCCGGGCGGCCCTATCCGCTGGTGGTCGATTACCCACGGTCCTGGGGTGTGTGTCATCTCGCCTCCTCTATCGGGTATAATTACCGTGCGTCCTCAGTGTTGTGCAGGCCAGCGATCACCTCCTCCCTGCCTGCGCTGGGGGCGTGCTTTTATGCGTAGCTATATTCGATCTCTTCGGCTTTCAATCTCTTAATGGCGGCGGCGGCGGCGGTGCCCTTTGGCTGCGTGCCATGTATGAGTAGGGCGAAGCTTTCCTTGCCAGTGGCGGCGTGCGAGTCATCGTGGTCAATCTCAAGGCCGAGCTGGGCCGCCTCATCAGGGTGGAATACTACCGTCGCGGATTTACGTTGGGCGATTAAGTGGTCAAAGAGGCCGCCCTTAGAGGCCGTGAATTCTAAGTTGGGCGGGAGTTCTCCGAGTCGCTGCCAGTGGTGGATAGACTTAGTGTAGGCGTAGAATATGACGTTGGGCCGGGCGTTGGCTACATCTATCCAGGAAGCCATGTATGCAAGTGAGTACATATCGCCGCCTACGTCGATTCGGCATACCTCAGCATCGACCGGGAGTGAGTCGAGGATCAAGGCGGCGATAGCTTCACGGGTTTTTGCGGCCTTGATCAGATCGAAGTTATGCCAAGCCATCGCACGTAGCTGGGGCGACATCGCTTCCAAGGTGGCGGAAAAGCACCGGAATATGGTGTCCGGCCCATCTGTTATCTTGCCGGTTATGCGATCCGCCTTGGACAGGCATAGCGTCGCGCCCGGGCAGGTCCAGCCACTCGGAAGCGAGATAGAGTACATCCGCTTTACTCCCATCCGCTTCTTGAGGCGTTTAAGCTTTGCGTTGGCGATGCTAAATCTAAGCTTGTCTCGCTGACCTCGGGTCTGCATCAGTTCACCTCCCTCTTGTAGTCCAGCCTATATCTGATAGCGTTGTTGTAGACGTACCGCCTGGTATCTACGTGCTTGAACGCATCGCCCCGGTAGCGATCCGTGTACATATACATGTACATGGGGGCGGTCTCCCTGGTGAGGACGCCTGTCGCGATCGCATCGGCGAACGCATGCTCGCGGTTCCTGGTCGTTAAGTTATCGGGATCCATCTATCACCTCCTCTCGGCAAACCCAAAGCCCCGCGTAGACGCCCTCGGTGTATGCGTCTATCCACTCGTAGAGTTGCTCTTTAGTTAGCCTGCCGCCTTGGCTGACCCACCTACTCCCGTGGTCACGAACCAACCTGTATCGATCCTCGTCCTCCCACTCCTCCAGGGAGTAATCCTTACGGTGGCCGGTGGCTATCATCAGCCTCTTCAGGGCCTGGCGTAGATCGCACATTGTGACGCTCACGTGTTCACCTCTTTCTCTGTCCATTTAGTCCATCCGCGATTCAGAACTAGCGTTGACGCCGCGATCCCGTAGGACTTTTGCGTACGCGGCGGCATGTTTAGCTTTACGTTCGACCGATTGGCCGTGTTCGCTTATCCATATGCTTGTGCCGCCACCATAGTGGGTGCTTCCGATGCCTAGCTTCTTGGCCTGTCTTGCCAGCGAGCTGTTGCCCGGTCTGATTACGACCCAGGCGAAGCCGCATGCGCCCTCGCTCACGTAGTACGTTGTCTTTTCGGGGTCGATATCGTTCCCCAGCGGGGTTGTGGGCGTGCCTACCACCATAGGCGTGGGGTTGGCGTCGTTGCCGGCTAGCAAGCCCGCTGTATGCGCTTCGCGCAATAGCTTGTCCGCTTGCCTTGTCGTAAACGACGGGCTGGCATTGGCTGCGCCGGCCTGTTTGTCCAGGCAGCACCGGGCCATATGATCCGTGTAATACGGCCTCCGGCCGCGTTTGGCCTCTATCGCGTCCCTGCGGGATTCCGGCGTGTAGTCCGTACGTTTTGACCACTTCGCGCTGCGCCCGATGTTGCACTCCAGCGAGTGCCAGGTGAGGCGGTGCCCGTCGTGTCCTGACACGATACGATAGCGGTAATCCGTATCTGGCTTCCTGTCCTTGATCGTCATATCAAGCCTCCTTCGGCTAGTAGCTTCTCGCCAGTTTTCGCAGGACCTCGCCGATGTCCCGCCGTTCGCGGCACTCTCTCGTCACGGCCTGCATTTCTCTCCGCCCTGCCTCGCCCTCGTAATACCCTGCGGTCTCGAGTTCCCGGATCTCGTGTAGTGCCTCTCGATAGCTCACGTCCTCACCTCCTCAAGTACGGCGTGAATAATCCCGATCACTTCTCTGCGTAGTTCGCTTGCTCTATATCTCTCCAGGAGTTCGCCCCTGGAAAGCTGCGTACGTTTCTTAGACTTCATCTCGATCCTCTCTTGTCCCGAAATCGGGACAGACTTACTAACGCCTCGATCGCGACGCATTGGTATAGGCATCACCCCCTCTCTAGTCTTGTCCCGATTTCGGGACAAGCTATGTAACGGTATTCCCCGTGATCGATCGCAGAACTTTTGTCCCGAAATCGGGACAAGCCTGGTTGCGGTATTTCCCATATGTGGCTTCGCCCTATTTGTCCCGAAATCGGGACAAGCTTGGGCACGGAGCTCCCCGTGGTTTTCCCCGTACCTGGGCCCAGGGCCTGGGCCGCAGCTCATGCGTCCGGCGTTCTTAGCTTGTAGCCAATGCGTGGCGCGCGTCTGATTGTGTTAGTTCTTGACTACTTTCAAGGATATTTTGACGTTATGGTCTGGACATTTCCCGCGTTCGTTGCTTTGCCACGCGGTAAAGTTCTTGCGCGTCATTGTGACATTCTGGAATAGATCACAATCGCCTTGACAGTAAACGCGTACGCGTTGCTTATCAGAGTCGGACGCCTTACGTTCTGGCGTTTCAACGCTGATAGCATCGCGCAATATTGCCAATTGCTTTGCGAATTCTGGCACCCGTTTGGCTAGCTTCTCGCTTGCTTCCACCTTAAGGTTGCGCGTCTTAACAACAAGGCCGTTACGTTTTAAGACTGTTTGGAATTCGCCTGTCCACTTCTTTTCCTGTTTGTCGCGCGTTTTCTTATCGTTTCCAACGTGGGATACTTCAATTAGACATGCGATAGCGTACGCAAGGAGTAGGCTATCTTGGTCTGACTTCAAGGCGCGTTTCCATTCTGGCGCGCCCGGATTGAAAACCACTTCGCGCGAATTGTTGATGACCGTTCCCTTGCGCGTCAACGATGCGAAAACCTTTTCCGCTTGACTGGTAACACTCCCGTATATGGGAGTTTGTTTCCACTCCTCACCCAAACCTAACTCGTTAATCGCAAGGTACAAGTCTGTGAAAGCTTCTACCCATGCCGTGATAGCGTGCTGCGCGTCTATGGTTACTGGACGTTTCATTGTGGTGTCCATGATGTCCCCCTTGTCCCTAAATAGGGACAAGACACGCGCCACGCACTAGCTACAAGCTAAACCTAACCTGTTAACGTCTGGAGGCTGACATTTATGTGGTGACTGGTTAACGTATAGGCTTCACCTTGCAATCCAGCTTCATGTTCTTCCGATTGCCAGATTGAATCTGGCGTTGCGCTTTGGCAATTCCAAGGCGAGCAGCCTCTTTACGTTCGACCTTAACAGTGGACGCGTGGGTGGTAGCAATAGCAGGGCCACCCGCTATACGCCACTTGTCACGCGCCCTCTTGTCCGGCCGCCTGTAAAGCTTGCCGTTGTTCGTTGAAACTGCCATCGCATAGCTACGATACAGCAATGCGGGCCGCTTGTCAATACCTATTTGGGTATCTGATTCCGGCGTCCTGGGAGACATGGCGCGCGCCATGACGGGAGTGAGGAGACGCGGCAGGTGCTCGGAGTGGGGCTGGGAGATTCACCGGCGCGTCCTCGCCAGCAAAAGACACCGCGCCAGACGCGCGCCACGCCAGACGGAGCACGCGTCATGCGGGCTGCGGGCTGCGGGCTGCGGGCTGCGGGCTGCGGGTGCCAGGGCTCCGCGCGGTATAAGGTACGGGAACCCTAAACAGCGCGCGAGGGGGCACGGCTTAGAGTCTCCTTACTAGGTATATAGATACCCGTGCCAGAAATTTAGTGCTAAAGCGCCTCTGGCCTCACGAGTATCGTAATAGCCCTATACTCAGTCCTGGAGTGAGCAGGACTAATTACGGTGCGTTACATGTGATTACAGTGTAAGTCGATGTAATTACATGTAATTTAACGGGATTCGTAGGCGGGTATTTCGTAGCTAGCGCGGCTAATATTTCTATCTTTTATGGGCTTATTTCAGGGATTTGGGAGTTACGCCCGAGGGGCCCCTAGGCCCCAGAGGGTGTGACGACCCTCTCGCGCGGGGGCGCGCGCGCTAGTTATATACTAGTAACGCGTATAGCGCGTGCGCGTTCTTACTTTCTTTCTTTTTTTCCCCCCTTTTTTTTCTTTCTTTCTTTCTTTAGAACCGTATTAGAACCGCTAGAGCAGTCTATACAGGCGTGCAGGGGTAGGGTTCGAACGGTTCGATAGGTTTCCGGGGGGTATTACACACACACATAGAGGCATTGCGGCCTGTCCTTCGACGCGACCAATCATTTCTATTCCCTCTTCCTGCATAGTCCTGGGAAAAGCGGAAGGGAAACTGTCCTCGAGCTCTGCATGGCTTGTTATAGGGCTGTATTCTTTTCCCAGGTTGTTTTCAATAAAGGTGTATAGGTAGGGGTCTCCTCTCTTCCCCGAGCCTGTCTTCAGGGGTGCATGGGTAGGGTTCGACGGGTTCGACGGCAAAATACCTAAGAATACCTAGGCTCAAAACCCTCAAAATCCTCAAAACCCCTTGAATACCTAGAGTCAAAACCATCAAAACCTCAAAACCCCTTTCCGATAGAGAGGGGTCCTGGTTCGCATAATCCGCATAATCCGCCCGTGCGTTTCCATTCTGCTGTTCTGGGTAGGCGTGAGAACGGCGGAACGGAAACGTAAGAAAGGGGTATGTTAGTATTCATGGCCATGAGCCCGCCTCGAGGTGGACCGGAGGGTGACAGAAATCCTAATGAGTCTTTTGGGGCGTGTCGCAACTATCGGATATGCCGGCAGGTCGATACGGAACTGGCAAATGGGTTTTGTATCAGGTGCTGGGATAAGGGCCTTGGGGATAAACCGGAGGATTGGGACTGGTCCAAAGACTGATTTAGCGGTACGAGAATTGACTATTTAGGGAGATTGCGGTACGTTTGGGCCATGGATTACAACGCGCTGGTCACCACGCACGGGATAGGAAGGATCGAGAGGCGTTCTAAGGATATAGCGAGGGCTATTATCCTGCATCCCGATCGGACCTATCAGGAGATCGCCAACGAGTATGGGATCACCAGGCAGAGGGTCGGGATGATCGCGAGGAGGCTCGATATTGCGCGGAGGGTCGGAGGGGTCGTTGCGAATAGGGTCGGCAGGAGAAGGGGACATGGGGTCTGACACGGCTAAGGGAGCTACCCCCCAGCAGGCCGCGATCACCAAGATCAACCAGGACGCATTTTTGGCCGCCTTTGCCGTTTCGGGGACGGTCAGGTCCGCCGCGGAGGCTATCAATATCCCGCGATCGACCATCGATGCGTGGGCCAGGAAGGATACCCACGGGTTCAAGGCTAGGTATACGGAGGCGACGGAGCTCTTCAGGGAGTATCTCCAAGATATTGCGGTCGATCGGGTCAAGAACCAGAAACCCAACGATAACCCGGTCCTGCTTATAACCCTCCTCAACGCCCACTGGCCAGAGAAGTATCGGAGAGACGCCCATTACGCGGACAACGCAGCCAAGGATGTCATGGCCGAGTGGAAGAGGTTCGTCAAGGCAAATAAGAAGGCCGCGAGGGATTCACGGTCCGATGATGCGTCCGAGCAAGATACCGAAAGAGAGCAGGCTGTAGCTGAGGCGCAGAAAATTCTAGCGCGTAAGGCCAATGACAACCAGCGCGACGGCTGAAAGGCCCAACCCCGCAGCCGTCACGGAGTATATATTCTCCAAGCTAGACTTCCTGCCAACACCCTTCCAGGCCAGTATCCTCAACTCCCGTAAACGGTTTACCATCGTCGCAGGCGGTGAGCAGGCCGGGAAGTCCATGGTCGCATCCAAGTACCTTATGTCCAGGTTCCTTGAGACCGAAGAGCATGGGCTCTATTGGCTGGTGGCGGCAGACTACGAACGCACACGGGCAGAGTTCGATTACCTCGCCCAGGACTTCGCATCCCTGGGACTTCTTGCAGAAGTTACCAAACGAGTTGATCCGGGGCGCATTATCCTCGCGGACGGGACCCGCATAGAGACGAAAAGCGCCAAAGACCCCAGGACCCTCGCCATGAGAGCCCCCGACGGTATCCTCGGATGCGAGGCATCACAGCTAGATCTCGATACCTTCTATAGGCTTCGGGGAAGAGTGGCCCCTAAAAGAGGGTGGCTCTTCCTCTCAGGGACGTTCGAGGGCTCCCTCGGCTGGTATCCCCAACTCTTCGCGTCGTGGCAACGTGCCTCCGAAGACGAGCAGAGCTTCTCCCTCCCAAGCTATTCCAATACCTTCCTGTATCCCGAAGGTATCGATGACCCCGAAATCCAGAAGCTGAGGGCCCAAGCCTCCGATGAGTTCTTCATGGAACGCATCCAGGGCATACCCTGCCCGCCCGCAGGCCTCGTGTTTGGAGAGTTCCGGGCAGATATCCATCTCGATGAAGTCGCCGAATGGGTGCCGGGAGAACCAGTCTACCTCTGGATGGACCCGGGATACGCCGGTGCCTATGCCGTTATGGCCGTGCAAGATATAAATGGCCAGATCTGTGCCTTCGATGAGGTCTACGAGCAAGGACTCACAACCGACGCCATCATAGATATAGTGACCTCCAAGCCCTGGTGGAAAGATGTCCACTCCGGCACTATCGATATCGCAGGATACCAACACCAGGCTATGTCCGCGCCCGCAGAGATGTGGATGGAACGCACAGGCATCTACCTCGACGCTCAGAAAATCCGCATCAACGAAGGCACGGAGCGACTTAAAGGGTTCCTCAAGCCAGATCCCATCACGAACAAGTCCAAGGTGGTGTTTTCGCCGAAATGTGACGGGATACTGTCGGAGTTCGGCGTGGTTCCCAGCCCGTTCGACGGGCAGACCCGCGCCTACCGGTGGAAGACCGATCGCGAAGGGAATATAGTGGGCAATACCCCCGAGGACAAGAACAACCATGCCATAAAAGCCATGATATATGGCCTCGTTAGCCGCTTTGGCTATGGGTACGTCCAGAACAAAGATTTCATCAAGGTCAAACGGTGGGCGGCCTAGACGGTGATCTGATATGGCAAGACTAAAACCCGAAGACATAATCGACAAGGTGGAAGACCATAGCGAGTCCACCCATACCCTTCGCACTCGCATGGACTCGGACCACCAGCTCTATAAGCTGACCCCCTATGACGCAGGGGACGGCTATAAGTCCTATACCTCGAACGAGCCACAGACCTACGCGGACAAGGTCATAGCCTGGATGACCGGGGCAGATCTCGTCGTCCGTATACCGCCTAATGGCAACCCGCGGAATACCCGCGAGATCAATAACGACAAGGAACGCTTCATCATAGGTGCCCTGCGGGCAGCGAACGAGCGGCTCTCCCGTAGACTCGCCCCCCCGATCAAAGACCAGCTCTCCTGGTATATCGCGCTCAGAGGATGGTACGCGGGCCGCGCCATGCTGGTGAAAAACCCCAACGGCGACACCACGATCGATGTCACCCCGTGGGACCCGATGCACACCTACTGGGGCGTCGGGAGCGACGGCCTCGCGTGGGCCTGCTATAAGGTCAATAAGACCCAGGGCGAGATAGAGGCGCAATACAACGTGCGCCTCGGCGACCTGAGAGGCAACGGGGACGGTATCAGCGTCTATGACTACTACGACGCCGAAGACAATATCGTCGTGGTTCCCGGGCGGTTCATCAAACGCAAGACTCCCCACGGCGCAGAAGGGGTGCCCGTGTTCCTGGGACCCGTAGGGGCCTCCCCCCTGATCCAGTCCATGGAGTGGTCCTCGATCGAGGATACCCTGGAGGACTTCGGGGAGTCAGTATTCAAGTCTACCCGCAACCTCTACGAGAACCATAACTTCATGATGAGCGTCATGCTCGAGCTTACGGCCCGGTCCCGCAAGCAAGGGCTCAAAGTGACCTCCCGCGACGGCACCAAGACCCTGGACGAAGATCCCTACCATGAAGGCACGGAGATATCCCTCGGACAAGGCGAAGACGTACAGCCCCTCGGGCTGCTCGAGATGGCCAGAGAGTCCGGCGCTTTCATGGGGCTCGTCTCGGGAGAGATGCAGAGAGGGTCGCTTCCACACACGGTCTACGGCGAGATACCGTTCCAGCTCTCAGGCTTCGCCATCAATACCCTGAGACAGGGCGTGGAGACCATGCTGGTGCCCAGGGTCCAGGCGATGGAGCGTGCGTATGTGCAGATCGCAAACTTGCTCTGCGTCCAGTACCAGACCGGGTCCTTCAAGTCGATGGAGCTCTCGGGGCAAGATAACTACAGGATGTACTTCTCAGAGGAGATCACCCCCGAACGGATACGCGACGGGGGAGATCCTGAGATAAAAGTCGTCCCCCGACTGCCCGAGGACGATATGTCCCGCTACGGCATGGCGCAGATCGCCCGCGAAGGGCCTACGCCGCTTCTGCCCGACCTGTGGATACGAGACAATATTCTGGGCATACAGGATGCAGACCAGGTCGAAGACGCCGTGAAGGAGCAGATCGCAGAACGCACCCTGCCCGAGGCAGGGCTGTGGTCGCTCTACCAGGCGTCGATGAAGCAGGGCCGGGAAGACCTCGCGCAGTTCTACTTCGGCGAGCTCCTCGCTACGATGTTCGCCAAGGCGAAACAGATGTCAGAGGCCATGATGGGCCCGGGAGGCCCACCAGGGCCCGGAGGCCCGCCCGGAGGCCCGCCACCAGGACCCGGCGGCCCGCCTGGGCCCGGAGGCCCGCCGCCCGGGATGGGCCCGCCTCCGCCCTTGCCCCCGCCGCAGATCATGCCAGCGCCGATGGCTGGCGTTCCGCCGCCCGCGCCCACCCCGCAGGGAGGGCCGGTGGTGCCACCGGGACAACCAAGGCCGGGAGCCCAGTCTGAAGGGGAGAGACTCCGCAGGATAGGGCTCGCAGGGCCAAGAGGATAGGAGGCTATGGCTACTACCGAGGAAGAACAGCTACTAGTCCAGTCCTTTGGGTCTATGGCAAC